AAGAATGGCAATTTCTGAATGGCTCGACAAATCAGGTAACCTATCCGGTGGCACCCACTCTGTCTCTGGTGTAAACAACGGTTGTTGCAATGTTCTCAACTGTAGTCTCTTTCGATTATCATATCGATAAAATGTTTCGCTTTCTCGAGGCTCTCTTTGCCTCCCTTATCTTGATGTCTAACTATATACTTTATAGCAGACCCTTCAGGGAATAACAATCTGTTTTTATTGATGAATTCGCTGGGTTGTATCTTGTATTTTTTGTAATGATCTCCTCCGACCTGGTTATCGTACGGGTTAGACATATGTACATTCTCCTGTTTCTACGTTTACATTTAAAATATTCACACCAAGATTTTTTTGTATCGGTGTCAGTGATCTGTTAATTTTATATCCGTCTCTCTTTCTTATACATTCTGATTTTACATCTATCAGTATAACTTCATGCTCTTTGATTGCAACAAGATCAACAGCCCCTTGCTGTGACATGTTCCTGCAAACCAGGTAGCCTTGATCCCATAGCCACATCGCAGCTATGTATTCTGCCTTGTCACCTTTTATGTGTTCATGAAATCTCAAATGATATATGCCCTGTCATAATTTTTTGGTTCTAATATGTGCAAAGATTTTTTTGCACGTGTGACTGCTACATAAAATAAACGATGTAGTTCGTCTGGATCAATATCGTCATGGTCAGCAGCAGACTTAGTAATATCAGGTAAAAGTAATACATTATCAGCCTCTCCTCCTTTAGCTCCGTGTATTGTTGATAGTGTTATGCGTGGGTTTTGTGAAATTTTTTCTTTGTTAGCTAACATATTTCTTATGTAGTTTTCTGTTTCTGTGTCTAGACCTGCAAACGCTTTGTACCAAACATCATCTGTTTGTAATCCGTGATCCGCGATGCACTCCGCAATGTAATAACCCTCTTCGTTCTCGTCCATGGTTTTACCTTTCTGATAACCTTTGGTCACATTATCTCCCAGGTACGAATATATATTCTTGATTGATGCAACCGGCAAAGTTGTCTCAATCTTTCTCCACTTCTCCCAGGTTTGTATCGCCAGTAATAAATCTAACTTAATTGAGTTTCTATGTTTGTGAGAATAATACCAACCTTGCAACTCACATAAATCTTTTATGTCGTCTAAAAAATAATTAGCAGTTGATAATACTAACCACTCACCTTGTGACATGTCTATTTGTGTAACGTCAGAGTATCGTGTTAAGTCACCCATCTCTTGTCGTGGCATATAATCTTTATCGTATCGCTTTGAAACATTTCTAATAATTTTTTGTGACATCTCGTGTATCGGTCCACCAGGTATTCTGTATGATTGACTTAAGGTATCGATGTAATCTACTTCTTCTTTAAGAGCGATAAAAGTATCAACATCAGCGCCAGCCCATTTAAATATTGCTTGATCATCATCCCCAGCAATGTAGGTCTTGTTTGCTTTCGCCCATAGAGTCCGGACCATTCTCCATTGCAAAGGTGAGAGGTCCTGTGCTTCGTCAATAAATAATACGTCAAAAGACGGTGAAATGTCTTGGTCAATAAATTTTGCAACCATGTCATTGTAATCAATTAAACCTTTCTCTTGTTTATATCTACTAAGTTCTTGATCTAAAAGATATAATAAATCTCTCTCGATGTCCATACTGTGTTGGTTTCTATCGTACAAATCTAATACAGGTATCTCCAAAACTCGTGCTTTGTTCATCAAACGTAGATACTCATTGTCAGAATTAAATATACCATTGCTATCTTCATACCATGCTGTCTTGATGGGTATGCCACATTTCAAACCAAAGTCTCTGTAGTCTGCATGACCCATAACATTTTCTTTTTTTGCACCCAACATTCTAAACGCAAGTGAGTGCAGAGTTCTAAAATATGGTATGTCTTTTTTATCTAGCATAAATTTTTCTTCTGCTCTTGTGCTTGCCTCCCATGCAGCTTTCTTTGTAAAAGAAAAGTAACCTATCTTTTTTATGTCTGTGCCTGCACGTAAAAACTCTTCTACTAAATTTAGTAGTGTTGTTGTTTTACCTGTGCCTGGTGGCCCTAATATAATTGTTTTCATTAAAACGGCGTCTCCTGGTATTTCTCTTGGCTAACTTCTGGTTTTGTTTTTCTCATTGCTTTTATCTTAACAAGTCTTGGTGTCTGGTTTTTCAAAGTTATTCGTTCTTCTTTTACAAAAACATCTTTCAAAGTTTTTATTAGATTACCTGTTTTTATTTTATCCATCTCCCAGTTGTTTCTTTTACAGAAAGAATAGAAGTCATCCATTCTAAAATATGTATGCCCTTCATCAGTCCAGGACATTTTGTTTAATATATCTTCTTTGGTTCTTGCTGCAGGTCTATTGACTGTGAAGTCATATAATAAATTTACTATTTGATTTATTGGATCTAATGACTCGAGTGGTTCTATCTCTTGTAAGTTCTGCATCAAAGTTTTCAAATAAACTTCTCTCCAGTCTGCTGCCTTTGGTATGGGTGATACCACATTAGCTTGATCTAATACTGCAATTGCAAATAAATTAGGATTGTGTAGTTGTTCTGTTTTTAATTCTACTCTCTTACCACCAACATTTAAAAACCATTGAGGTGGGTTAGATGTTATCTTTGTAAGTGTATCTAACTCTGGCATCTGCTCTTCTTCAAAACCAACACCAAACTTTTTAGTTCTACATTTTGCAGCGTTACATACACCACATATTGGTTGCTCCTTGCATCTGTATTTATCATAACCTCGTTTACCAACAGAACCCAATAACTGTTTGACTTCTTGAAAGCTTAGAGGTGGGTTCATCCACTTGCTATTATCTTCCATGACCCTGTCCTCCCAGTTGTCTGGGCTTGCTTGTTTGTGATAGACAGCCACATTAAACAATGCATTGTTTCTTGATCCTTCACCAAAACCATCTTGAGCTAACTTATTTAGGCAAGGTGGTCCATCTTGGAAAGCCTCGACAACTTCTGTCTTCTTTATGACAATCGCCTCTATCTGCTCTTTTGTCTGTGCCCACTCATCATATATAGAATAGAATGATTCTAAACTAGCAGCCTCACCGCCAGCCTTAAATGTATATCTAAGTCCTCTGGTGCCACCATGATAAGGTAAGTTTAAAAAGTTACCCGTGTCTCCACGCTCAACTAATATCTCAGTTTGTTTTGGAAATATCTCACTACCACCGAAACCTAAAGTTTCTGCCATGGCTTTTAATTTTGATTGCATTAATGCTGCAGGTATAAAATCTTTTGCAAACAAAAATAAATGCGCTCCACCAGACTTTGATCTGAATGTAACCAACGGGAAACCAAACCCTTTTATATTACGCATAATAGATAAATGGTCTAAGTTATATTGATCTACATCAATACATCCCCATTTACATTCGTTGTTTTCGTTGATTGGTATAACTCCAAGAGCTGGATCTTTACCTTCTAAATGATCTACCCACAACTGAGTTGTAATTGGTTGGCGTTTTATAAAAGCTTTACCTTCTGCTTTACCTTTGTCTGTTGTTGATCCTGATAAAATTAATTGACCATAGGCACTGTTATTGCCTTCAAATATTTCTTTAAACTTCATTTCTTTGCCTTCGGTCTTCCTACAGCACCACCTCGGTTTGGTCTCCAGGTTGGTTTACAAACTTCAGTGCAATAAATTTTACTTTTTTGCCATTTCGTTATGTCGAATTTCTGATTGCATGTCGGGCATATCCTTGGTTTTGGCATCTTTCTTTTGTTTCCTTTCTTTTGTTTCGTATATATAGTTCTCTTCAAGCAGGCCCATGAAAAGGGGGGAGTCAATCCATGGGCCAATCATGATTAAAATGGTACCTCGTCTTTTTTAGACTTAGTATCTTCTTCACCATGTTTTGCAGTAACGTCACCTTTATTAGCGCTTACAGCAAAACTCTTTGCCTGCTCGTATAGACCTTTGTCTTGAACAGGACCAACCTTTTCTATACTCCAACCAAACCACGTTCCTTTGTCATTTGATTGTTGTACTGTTTTAAGATTGTACACGTGACTACACATAGCCGGTGTGAACATACCATTCTTACCTTTCAACTTGATACTGTTCATCATTGAGTTCCACGACCTACTCACTTTTAACTGTGTAGACTTCATAGAAATCAAAGCAGCCTCACCACTTTCCAACAACACAAAGTATGATGCTGTGTTTTCTAAGTAGTTACCATTCGGTAATCTATCTTTGTAACTTGCATCTCGTGTTGTATCTTTAATGATACCGCTGTCGACTGCGTGTATCGCAATAGGAGCACTTGTGCCCTCACCACGATCAGACCACTCAACGTATTCGCGTTTATAATAACACGGTATTACGCTGACGCCTTTCTCACCATCGTATAGTTGCTTAGTCACGGTATTAAATATCATACCTGGTTCAGCACCTTCCACATACTTGGCGTCCCGTTTGTTTGTCTCGGGTGACAGTTGTCCTAACACTCTAAGAAATGGCAACGCAAAGTCGTCAGACCCCATGTTACTAAAACTAGTGTTAGCATCTTCTTCAAACATACCTGTTAAGGCTACGTCTGATTTTTCTTTTTTGGTGACTTGGTTCATGCAACCTCCTTATCATCCACAGGTTTTAACGGTTTAATAAATTTATTAATTACTAATATTTCATTATTCCTAAACTTTCTTAGAAATTCTGGTTCATAAATGTAATTACCATATTTACCCATTGGATTTAAATTAATCACTATGTAACGAGCTAATCTTAGAGATCTGCAATGACTTGGCAAAGCCACTATCTGATGATCTCTAAGTTGTTCCAAAGAAGTGCTGTTTCGACCACTTACTAACTGTGAATGCACACTAAATTGTTTAGTGAGTTTATTATCAACAGATCTTCTGATGCCAAAAACGTAGTCACCCTTCCTTATTTTATCCTGATCTGCTTGATCAGGATATAAACCACCCAAAGAATAATCTCCTCGAGCGATATATTGATCCACTTTCTCTTGTCGAGAAAGATTTTCAATATTTGTTCCGTCTATTTCATTTGTCATGTTTCATTTCTCCTTGTTCATGATTCTTCATTTCCGGCCTATTTTTGTTTGATCTTTAATAAAAATATTAAAGAATTGTGAGGGCATGTCGAGGCCGGCCTCGACACGCTCTCTAAAGAGAGCCTTCAATGTCATGGGTTCTACCTTTTGTTTTTGGGTAGGCTCATAACCTTCT